CCGCAGACCGATCCCGATCAGCCCGGCTTGGAATTCGAGTCGGACCAGGACGGGCAGCGCGACCCGTTCACCGGGCCCGAGGGTGACGCCGACCTTGTCGACGCTGCCGATGGCCTGGGCGGCGATCACGACTGATGACTGACGCAATCGCCTTCGCCTTCCCTGGCGTCCCTATCGCCAAGGGCCGCCCTCGCGCCCTCGCCCGGCTGGTTAAGTCCGGTGGGGTGGCGAGGGCGATTGTCCAGCTCATCACGCCGCCCGAGACGCGCCAGGCCGAAGCTCGGCTCCAGAAGCTGGCCCGCGCATACATGGCGGCGCAGAGCGGCGGGCGGAACCATGCGCTTGAGCCGTTCGCTGGCCCGGTCCGAATGATGATCGTGGCCGTCTATGAGCCGCCGTCGAGCTGGCCCAAGCGGCTGCACGCCGCCCTTGCGCAGGGCGTCGTCTATCACACATCTAAGCCCGACGCGGACAACCTGGCGAAGCTCGTCGGGGACGCTCTGAACGAAATCGCCTATCAGGACGACAGCCAGGTCGCAGAGCTGATCGTCCGCAAGCGGTACGGCTCGCCGGCCCGCACTGACATCACCATCACGCCGCTCGCCACGGCAGGGATGACGCCGGCCGACAAGCGCCGCGCGCCCGCTCTATCGTCGCGAGAGGACACATCGCCGAGGTTGCTTTGACCACACGTTCGCCGCTTTCTTGGCCATTGCCACAACCGAGCCTCCGCGTTGGATCGCTGGGGGTAGGGGTTCAATCGACCGTCATGGCCCTCATGGCGGCGGAAGGGGAAATAGAACCCTTCGATGAGATGATTTTCGCTGATAATCGCGGGGAGCCTATGGCTGTCTACGAGCATCTTCGATTTTTGCAGTCTCCTAACGTCGCTTTACCGTTTCCGATTACGACAGTTTCAGCCGGCGATTTGCGCGCCGATGTGTTGAATAGCGTAGCATCGTGGGCGGATATTGGCGGCTCGAATGCTCCGCGTCCTCTATGGCGAACCGCCGCGCGGGTCGCAAACCCGCCGTTTTTCACGAGGGGGCCGGCGACGATAGCTAAAACTGTCGATCTATTGCCTTTGCCCCTGTTCGGGATTGAGGGCGGACAAGTAGAGATCATCGTTGAGCGGCGGACAGAGCGAGAGACATTCGGCATCCTTCGCAGGAGCTGCACAAAAGAATATAAAATCGAGCCAATTACAGAGCGTATTCGATCGCTGCTAGGCCTGGCCAGAGGCGAGCTGGGCCCGCGCGATGCTGTGGTCGAGCTTTCTATAGGCCTTACCACTGATGAGAAAGAGCGACTGACGACAAGCGGCAGCCGCTTTATTCATCACCGCCACCCGTTATGCGAACCTCGCAAGGGCTATCCTAGCGGCATGTCACGCGGCGATTGCATAGAATGGCTCTTGAGACGCGGAATTCGCGCGCCGAAAAGCCGGTGCAAATTCTGCCCATTTCAAAGCAACGAATTGTGGCGTGAGCTTCGCGATGATTCGCCGGGCGAGTTCGCGGACGCTTGCGAGTTCGATCACGCGATCAGAAGCGGCATTCGCGGAACGACCACGAAACTGTATTTGCATTCCGAGCGCATTCCTCTCGATGAGGTCGACCTCGACGGACCGGCGAAGCTGTGGTCGGCCGAAGGTTTGCGCAATGAATGCCAAGGCATGTGCGGGCTATAAGATGGCGCACACCCGCCCATGGTATAAGCGAAACGGCGCTGACTTGGTCATGGCCACGCTGTCGTTCCCGTCGATTGAGCATCGCTGGGCCTACAGCGCTATCATCGACATGCTCAACGATCGCGACCGACCGCTATCGGATGACCCCGGCTTCATCACCGGGTTCACCGGCCTGTCAAAGCGCAAGTGGACCGTGGTCCGCGCCTATCTCCTGGAGCATGGATATTTGGTCCTGCTCGACGATGGCACGTTGACCAATCCGCGCTTTGAACGGGAGCGCCAGGAACGCATTGCCGACGCCGCCAGGAGCGCCGCAGCGGGCCGCGTCGGGGGCCTGAAATCGGCCGCCGCCAAGGCCGCAAAATCCGAACAACTCCAATTTATCTCCGAAAAAACAGGCACTTTTTCGGGAGATAATCGCGAGATAAACGGCCGTTTTTCGGAAGATAAATTGCCGCTATCCGAGCAAAATCCGCAGATTTCCGCCGATCATGGCGAAGCCCCCCCTCAACCATCGCGTGCGCGTGAGCGCGCGTCAGAGGCGAGAGGCGAGATAAGAGAAGAAGAAAATAAGACTCAAACGAACGGCGATTCAGAGTCACCCGCGACGACGCCGTTCGATCGGGAGGGGCTGTTGACGATGACACAGGCTTGCGCTCGCGCCGGTGGCGTCACGCTCCGTCCCGAACGCCCGCAGAGCTTCACTCGCGAGCTGGACATCGTCCAGGGCTGGCACCGCGACGGGATCGACATCGAGAAAACCGCGATACCGGTCATCGCCCAAGCCGTCGCTCGCATGAAAGAGGATGAGACGGTCGGCTCGCTTCGGTTCTACGACAGCCGCATCCGCAAGGCTCACGCTCGCACCCTCGGCGATGGCACCGGATCGCCCGGACCCTCGACGTTCGACAGCGCCGACGCTCAAGCGGCCTATCTCGCCAAGCTGAACGCGAGGCCGCATTGAGCCAGCTCGCCGACGCCCTGGGCATGGCAGCCGTCAACCGCCTCGCCGGTATGGTCGGCGGTCGCGCGCTCCGCATCCCTGGCCTCGGGTCCGATCCGGTCAGTGTCGCGGGCCGCAAGCGCCTCATCGCCCTGGTCGGCATCGACCTGGCTGAAAACCTCATCACCGCTTTCGCGAGGACGCGGGTCTATATCCCCCGTGGTCCCTCGCCTCACAATTCGCGAGCCAAGCCTATCGACTGCCGCAAGGTCGACCGGCTCACGAAGCGCGGCCACTCGGCCGCCACCATCGCCGCCCGTCTCGGATGTACCGAGCGGACGGTTTACGCCAAGCGCGCCCAACTGGCGCAACGGAGGAAGCCTTGACCATCTCACATCGCCTCGCATGGCTTTTTGGCACGATCGCCGAAGCCGCAAGCCAACTGTTCGCCAGCCCCGATCCAGAGCGTTCGGAATGGGATGCTTTGCGCAAGGGACGCAACACGCGGACGACGACCCCGCAACCGTCCGAGCAATCCGACTCCACCGCTGACCCCGATCGGTTCCGCAAGCTGGTCGAGCGCATTGCCAATTGGACCGATGCAGAGGTCGAGGCTGTCTCGCCAGCGCAGACCCGACACATCGCTCGCGTGGTCGTCGAGGGCGCGTCCCCTGACTATCCCGTGTTCGCCGGCATCGGCATGCCCGAGCTGACCACGCCGACCGGCTGGACCGATGCTGGACACGACTGGTTGGCGCAGGGAGCCCCCGTGAGCGCTTTGAAGGGCTCCGAGCTACCCCAGTACCCCGGAAGCCTGGAATCGCTCGGAAAGGCCGCTCGCAGGGCAATGGCGACGGCAGACGCGGACCAGGTTGCCGATGCGGTGAACCCCAAGCTCCATTGGCGCGGCATTCCGCTGTCTGACGCGGACGCGCTGGTCCTCGGGATCGATACCGCGATCGCCGATGGCCCGGAGGCTCGATACCTGGTTCGCAAGGGCGGCATTTTCTACCGACCAGACGCGCGAGGCTATACCTCGGATCGGGCCAGAGCTGGCCGGTTCTCACTGGTCGAGGCGGTCAAGCATTCGCACCCGAACGGGATGAACGGGCCGCGCGACGGCATGTCCTATGAGTTGGATGAGACGACCGGGGATCAAGGCGACGCGGCTATTGCGGAAGCTATCCGTCAGTCGATCAGCGACGGGGTCGTTTCGATCATGCCGAAGGTCGAGGCGCAGCGCGCCGCGCTCGACCCCTCGCCCGAGGAACAGCGCGCCAATTTCGAGCGCATCGCCGCGACGCCACGGCCGACCGCAGTCGACATAAAGGACGCCCTGGATTCGCTAGAGCGCCACGCGCTCAATTTCGAGCGGCGATCGCCGTATCCAGGGCATGCGGAGGATATGCGCCACTACGCCGCAATGATCGACCGCCTCGGGGTCGAGGTCCTGACGCTCGACGGGAAGCTGGCCGACGCGACCCGGCAGCTCGACCAGGTCGCGAGCAACGCCAAGCCCGTCGACGACACGGACCTTGCCGAGCTGGTCCAGGTCGCTCGCCTCCTGTCCGACAAGATCGGGCGGGGCGGCATGTGGCACGGCTCGCCAGGCACAATGGGCCGGCATTCGATCGGCGGGAAAGAGACATCGCGAACAATCGACCGTCTCATCGCCGCGCTGAACGACCAGGTCCGCCAGCGCCGCGAGGCCGAGGCACAGGTCGAGCGGTTCGACGTGACCAAGCCAATCGACCGGCGGCAAAACGCCCTATTGCTCATCGACGTGCTGGCCAACGCCAAGCGTGGCGTGAAAATGGCCCCCGGTGACTACGATCGCGCTATCGGCACCATCCGCCAGCTACTCGCCGAGCGCGATGACATGGAGCTTCACCGGGACGCCGCTCGGGACGCCTTGTCGGACATGCGAGATGAGCGGGACACGGCCAATATCGAACGGCTCAAGCTGAACGACGCGCTCAACTGCATCGAATTGGAACACGCGGCCAACATGGCCGACCTTCGCGCCGAGCTGGAGGCGAAGTCGTGAGCATGACCGAACAGGAAGCCCGCCGCCTTGTCGCGGCGGAGTATGAGCGGGACGGCCACTCCCATGCCGGTCGCGTCTTGCGGTGGGGGCTTCGGTCCCTGCCGTATGGCGACCGGATCGCCATCCGCGCCCTCATGGGCGAGCGGCCCGCCATGGCCGAGCAATCCCTCCGCTCAATCACGAAAGACGCCATCGCTGACTTTTGCGCATGCCATGGCTTCCCGGTGCCCGAGCTGACCGAGGAACGGGTCGGGCAACAGGTCCGGTTTAGTGGCACCGCGCCGGACGGGCGGCGCTTCGCCCTCGCCTATGAGCTGGATCGGGAGGCCAAGCCGTGAGGGGCGCGCTCTACGCCCTCGGGTCGGTCGCATGCCTGGTCGGATGGATCAGCCTCAATCAACTCGGATCGCCCCTCGGGGCGGTCCTGTCCTATCCCGCCGGGCTGTTGGCCAGCTTGGCTTTCGAGGAGCTTCGGTCATGATAGACTTGACCCCGAACCGAACGCCCGAGGGCGAGAGTTGCGGGACGTGCCGTTTTGCCGGGACGCATACGTGCGCAGCGGAACGACGGGAACAGGTCGTCGTTCGCTGCCGCCGTTTCCCGCCAATATCGCGCGAATGGCCGAGGGATGCCCCTTGCTTGGAAGCAAGGGTCGCCGCGACACATTGGCCCTATACCCTCTGGGACGATTGGTGCGGCGAATGGGAGGCCCGTGCCCCCGATCCCGACCAGAAACCAGCCCCCTTGGGGTTCGGCTGATGCCCGTGCGAGACAGCTCCCCCTACAACCGCCGCGTGGTCGCCGTCGCCGAGGACAAGGCCAGCCATTTCCGCCTGACCCTGCAATGCGGCCATGAGGTCGTGCGTCGCGAGCGGGATGATTGGGGCGGCTGCCTCGCCATTTGCGATGTCTGTCGAGCGGCGGGCCAGACCCCCGCCCGCCCGGCGACATCCGGCCCCGTTACCATGACCATGCCGCAGTCGCGGCGGCTGTGCGTCAGCGTGGGCGGGGTCGAGGTCTATCTCACCCGGCGCGAGCATCAAATCGTGGAACACCTGTTGCTCATGCGCCCCAATCCAGTCGACCGGGAAAGCCTTACGCGGGCGGTCTATGGCGGCTCGATCGCCGAGCCCTTGACTAGCGGCAAATGCATATCGGTTTGCATGACACACATCCGTCAGAAGGGCGTGCCCGTGACGCGCGGCCCCCGTTACACGATCCCCATAGAGGACCATCGCCATGAGTAATTTTAGCGCTGAAATCCGCCGGGCAGCCCGTGAAGCGCTCGCCGAAGCCATCGACCGGCGCGGCCCCGCGTGGAAGGCCGCCGCCGACTCCATCCGATCCGGGTCATATGCTAACATCTGGGTCGAGGCCGCCCTAGATGCCCTGGAGCGGACCACCCGCAACCCCTTGAACGATGAGACCGATGACTGACACCGCCGACACCCCCGCCGCGCCGCTCGACGCGCCCGAAATGGTCGACCTGACCGCCGCCCGCGACATCGACGCGCATGGTCTCAAGCCTATGGAACGGGCCTTTTGCGAGGCCGCCCTCGACCTCATCCAGAGCGGCGAAAAGCACTGGCGCAAAAAGGCCGCCGAGCGCGCCGGCTACAAGGCCGCGCCCAACGCCGCCTATGAGCTGTGCCGCCGGCCGCACGTCATCGCGTTCATGAGCCGCAGCCTGACCGACGCCGCCGAGACGGTGAAGGTCGACCGCTCGTTCATCCTGTTTCGCGCCATGACCAATATGGCCGCATGCGAGGGGCAAGGCGATTTCCGCACCGCCGCGCGATACCTGGAGACGATCGCGAAGCATGTCGACGTGGGCGCGTTCGCCATGCCCGCGAAGGGCGAGGGCGCAGCGGCTGCCGGACATCTGTCGCTGCCGTTCGACCCGGCGAACCTGACCAAGGATGAGCTGTCGACCATGATCGTCCTCATGCGAAAGGCCGGCGGTGGACAGCCTACCGAGTAATACGATTGACCTCCTGGAGGCGGAGCTTGCGTCCCGCCTCGCCAGCGAAGAACGGGAACGGATCGCCCGCGACGCCGACGCGATCCGCGCCAAATGCTCGACCCTGATGGGGTTCGTCCGCGAATTCTGGAGCATCGTCGAGCCGGGCGTCCCCTTTGTCGAGGGATGGGCGATCAATGCCGTTTGCGCGCACCTGGAAGCGGTGACGCGCGGCGAAATCAAGCGGTTGCTGATCAACATCCCGCCGCGCATGTCCAAATCGACCATGGTCGGCGTGTTCTGGCCCGCATGGGAATGGGGGCCGCAAGGGCTCGGCCACCTCCACTATCTCGCGACCTCGTTCAGCGGCCCGAACGTCAACCGCGACACCGCGAAAATGGCGAAGCTGGTCAACAGCGACAAATATCAGCGGCTCTACGGAAAGGATCGAACCAGCCCGAACGGAAAGGCCATCGCCGGGGTCCAGCCGTCCGACAAGTGGGGCGAAAAGCTCATCCGCAACACGGCCGGGGGGCAGCGCGAGGGCCGCCCGTTCAGCAAGACGACCGGCGCGGGTGGCGACCGCCTCATCGTCGACGATCCTCACGACACGGAAGCCGCAGAGTCGGACGTTCAGCGCCAAAAGACGGTTCGCACGTTCCGAGAGGGCGTCTCGGATCGTCTCCGCAATCCGCAGGAATCGGCAATCGTGGTCGTCATGCAGCGGCTGCATGAGCGCGACGTGTCGGGGGAAATCCTCAAGCTCGGGCTCGGCTATGTGCACCTGAATTTGCCCATGGAATTCGAGGCCACGCGCAAGGAAGGGGGGCGGCTGATCGACGCCCGATGCCGGACCTATGTCGATGGCGAGCTGTTTTTCGAGGACCCGCGCCAGGCCGAGGGCGACCTCCTGTTCCCCGAGCGCTTCCCCCGGTCGACGGTCGAGGGGTACAAGATGGCGAAGGGGTCCTATGGCTTCGCCGGTCAGTATCAGCAACGGCCGACCCCGCGCGAGGGCGGCTTGTTCAAGCGGGAGTGGTTTGAGGGCGATGGCTCGGATGGATCGTCCCGCATCCTCGCCGTTGCCCCCGCCTTGGTGAAAGAGGTCCGCGCGTGGGACTTCGCGGCGACCGAGGCCAATTCGTCGAACGATCCCGACCGCACCGCGTCTTGCCGGATGGGGCGAACCAGCGATGGCCGGTTCGTGATCGTTCACGCCAGCGTTTTCCAGCTATCCCCCGCCGCGACCGAATTGCGCGTCAAGGCCACGGCGGACGGGGACACGAACCGCGTGCCCGTCCGCATCCCCGAGGACCCGGCGGCCGGTGGCAAGTATCTGGTGCGCGACATGATCCGCGTCCTGGTCGGCTATACCGTGCGCGCGGTCAGGCCGCAGGGGTCGAAAGAGGCGCGGGCCGGCGGCCTGGCTACGCAAGCCGAGCATGGCAACGTCTGGTTGGTGCAAGGCGAGTGGGTCCAACCGTGGTTGGATGAGGTATGCAACTTCCCCAACGGGCGATATGACGACCAGGTCGACGCCGCCTCGGATGCCTTCAACGACCTGGCCCCGTCCGTTGTCGACAATCGATCGGCCTCGACGGGCAACCGAAAGACGGCCGGCTTGATCCAGGAATCGCAGGAGGCCGAATTGACGCGTCGAATTCACCAGAGTGGGCGCGGCTTCGCCAGCGTCCCGAGCCGCCGCCAGGGGATTTTGGGCTGATGGCCTCCCCCGACGACTATCGCGCCAGCCGTGGCGACGGCCGCATCACCCGCGCCAACCAGCTCTTGCGGGAGGCTGGGCAGGACCCGAGCCCGCTCCGCCAGGCATCGCCAAGCGACGACAAGGCCAAGCTGGCCGGGGGCGACCTGGGCAGCATGTTTTCGCGGGCCTATGACGGGTTCGCGGTCGGCTCCGCATGGCTCGACCAAATCGCGCTGAACGACGATAGCGTTCTCAAGCGCGAGGGCCGCATCGACCTGGAGCTGTTCGACGCGTTGCTCGACGACGATGTCGCGAAAACGGCGTTCGGTCAGCGCGCCCTTTCGGTCATCGAGAAGCCGTGGAAAGTCGAGCCCGGCGACCCGAAAGACAAGCGATCGGTCCAGGCGGCCGACGACCTCCGCGCGATGATGAACCAACTCGGATGGGACCGCGTGACCCGCCTCATGCTGTTCGGCCTGTGGTACGGATACGCCGTGGCCGAAGGCATCTATGAGATGCGGCAGATGGACGGCCGCTGGCTCATCTGGCTGAAGGACATTGTCGTTCCGAACCGGTCATGGTTCAACTTCACGAACGCGGGCGAGTTGCGCATGCGGACGCCGAGCGACGCGGACGGGGTGCCCGTCCCGCCCAATCGGTTCTGGAGCTATCGGACCGGCGGGACGCACGATTTCGCGCACTACGGAACCGGCCTCGCTCATTGGTGCTACTGGCCCGTCTGGTTCAAGCGAAACGGGCTCCAGTTCTGGGCCATGTTCCTCGAAAAGTATGGCCAGCCGACCGCAGTCGTTCCCTTCCTGCCGGGGGCGGATGATGAGGCAGTCTCCAAGGCGCTCGATGTCGGCCGCGCGATCGGCAACGACAGCGCGGTCGCTGTGCCAGCCAACCAACTCGCGGGAGGCGCGTCGACAGACTGGCTCAAGCCGTACCTCCTGGAAGCGACGCGCGGCGGCGGCGCGGACGGGTATCCTGATTTTCAGGAGGCGATGAACGACGCCATTCGGGGCGTTTGCGTCGGGCAGCCCGGCACATCCTCGCGCATGTCGACGGGCCTCGGCTCGGGTCAGTCGGACGTTCAGGAGGGCGTGAAGGACACGCAAGCTCGCGCCGATAGCGATGAGTTGCATGAGGGCTTCAACTCCACGTTCCCGCGCTGGTTGACCCTGTGGAACCATGGCCCCGATGTCGCTCCGCCGACCGTCTATCGCGTGTTCGATGAGGAGGAAGACCTCGACACGATCGCCGACCGCGATGCCAAGCTCGACGCGCTCGGGTGGCAGCGGACAGATGAGAGCTTCCGCGAGACCTATGGCGACGGCTACGAGCGCAAGCCGACCCCGGCCCCCCTGGCGGCGATTAACCCCGCAACCGGCCAGCCCGAGACCCCGCCGGCCGCAAACGATAATCCGGCCGACCAGCGCGCGGCCGTGTTCGCTGCCGGCGATCCCCGCCCCCTCTATATCTCGCGCCAGCTCGACGCGGCGTCGGGCCGGGCGTTGCTGGCGTGGGCGGCGGACAAGGGCTTTACGAACCTGGTCGACCTCGCCGACCTCCACGTCACGATTTGCTACAGCCGGAAGGCGGTCGACTGGTTCGCCCTGCCGGCGCATGGCTGGGGCGAGGATGAGGAAGGGCGGTTGCGCATCCGTCGCGGCGGGCCGCGCCAGGTCGAGGAATTCGGCGACGCGTCGACCGTCCTCATGATCGCGAGCGACTCGCTGTCCTGGCGCGCGGGCGATTTGAAGGAGTCGGGCGCGTCCTACGATCACGACCCCTACCGGCCGCATATCACCTTCGCGAAGGGGCCGCAGACCGTCGACCTGGCCACCGTAGCCGCGTTCGATGGCGAGTTGCTGTTCGGGCCCGAGATATGGGAAGCCCTCGACACGGACCCGCTGGACGGCGTGACCGCGTTCAGCGCGGACCAGCTCGACCAGGTCGACCGCCTGACCGGAGAGCTGTCGGCCGACCTCGACAGCGACGTTTCCGCGTTCGGCGCGGCGATCGCGGAGCGCGTGGCGGCATTCCAGGCAAGCGGGGGCACCATGACCCGCGACGGGTTGCGCCTGGCCATGCTCCAGGCGCTCGAAAAGTCGGACGCGGTCGACAATATCGCGCACCGGCTGGCCCTGCCGTTCGCGGCCGAGCATGCGGCCGAGGCGGCGGGCGTAGCGGACCAGCTCGGGGCATGATGTGGGGGGAGGGCAGCGCCAGCGCCGCGATTTCCACACCCGCCGGGCCAAGCTGGTCATGACCGAGCGTATCAAGGGGGGATTGCGCGGGTTCCTCCACGCGCTCGACGCGTTGCTCGACCCCGACAAGCCGGAACCCGAGCGCCACGAGTTCCGGCCGTCGCAACACGGGTCCGACAAGCGAGCCCGCGCCCTGGCGCAGCACCGCCGGGAACGGGCATCCTCCAAGCGGTCGCCATTTTGACCATTGCGCCCCGTGCGAATTGACGGCATAGGGCGGTCAGTGGCCTAGGACAAAGATCGGCCTTGCGAGTGACCTAGCGGGGAGGCGTCCCCGGATCGAATACGCGCCGGCAGGACCGCCGTTAGCCGGGATGGGTCCTCGGGAGCTTGGAACGGCAGCCGAGCGGGAGCGCGTCACGGTAGGCGGTGACACAAAAGACGCTCCCGACCAGTTTCACGAATGCGACCAGAGGCAGGGGTTCCTAGGCCCGAGAGCTGGTCGACAAAGCCGGGCAACCGTTAAGGGGGCGCTTCACCGGCCGTCTAATGGACAGTGGGCCGCCACGCGCGGGCGGCTTAGGTCCGGCGGACGTTGCGCCCAGTAGTTTCATGGCTACCAGGTACGGCCGGCTAAAACCCGGATAGCTTCAATACGGGGCAAGGGCCCTCCCTCCCGCTATTGGCCCGCCTGGCCGAACGCCCCCACTGGAAACGGTGGGGGCGTTCGCGTATCAGGGCCGCCTCACAGGAGGACCATCCATGCCATCCCCCCGCATCACCCGCGCCGCCGTCTATTCCGCCATCATCGCCGCGACCATGCTCGCCGCCTGTGGCGACAATCGGCCGCAGCCGACCCCCACGCCCGGCACGCACAATCCGCCGAACCAGGATGATTGCACGCCCCGGCCCGGCGAAAACCGAAGCTGCTGACTTGACCGGGGGACGCCGCCTCCATAGGAACGGCGCAGCCCGACGACCTGTCATGATCGGTGATACGGTGGCAGAGCGTCGGGCCCCACGGCGCGGGGTAGATCAGTCAGGTAGATCGCCAGGCTCATAACCCGGAGGCCACCGGTTCAAATCCGGTCCCCGCAACCAGACGGCCGCCCTAGCGATGGGGCGGCCGTTGGCGTATCTGGGGGCATGGCCAAGCCCCTCCTGCCCGTGTTCGTCGGCCCGCGCCGGCAGCTCCTGGAATTCGACAGCGAGCCGCGCGAGCGGTTCAGCCCTGGCGCGCTCGATGTCGACGCGTCCGACCTGGTCCGCTGGATTGAAGCGAAGAACCCGCGCGCCATCGGGAGCTGGCGGGACCTCGGGGCCGATGAGTACGCCCGCGCCTTCACGGTTGCGCGGAGCGCTGGGTTTGACATCGTCGACGACCTCTATTTCGCGTTCGTCGATGTCCTGGAGCGCGGGGGCACGGAAAAGGACTTCGCCAAGCTGGTCATCCCGACCCTGGAGGAAAAGGGATGGCTACGCGGCGACCGCTCGGCGATCGCCCGGCGGGTCGACCTCATCTATGACACGAACCTTCGCGTCGCGCGCGGAGCTGGCCAGTGGGACCGCGTCCAGAAGGGCAAGCGGGTCCTGCCGTACCTCCGCGCCGCCACCGCACGGGATGAGCGGGTCCGCCATCCCCCACGGAGTCAGGACAGCGATCACAGGGCATGGGACGGAATCATCCTGCCGGTCGACCATCCGTTCTGGACTCGATGGTGGCCGCCCCTTGGGTTCCGCTGCCGGTGCACCGTCATTCCGATGTCGCGGTCGGCTCTGTTGCGGCTCAAGGGGGGCGTGACCTCGGATGATGACCTCGCCGACCGGGAAGCGCGGCTCGGGACGCCCATTTTCCTCGCTCCCGGCGCAGGGGTCACGCAACAGCTCAATGCGGTCGCCGAGGCGCAGAATGATCGCCCCGACCGCATGCCCGGCTTGCCCCGCGTCAACGTCCCGGCCGAGCGCGCCGAGGGATTACGGCTTTGGGATGCGGAGGCTGGAGCCGTCCTGGTCGATACGTTGCTCGACCGCCTTTTTGGCTAGAGCGGGATCGTTGATCGCGGCGACGCATATGACCGGCTGTTGAGACAAGGCGGCCGCGTTCATCGCGGCATTGGCCAGGTTGGTCGCGCCGATGATGGCGAGTCCGATGACAACGGTCCGCCAGCGCGTCCCGGCGCGGGCGGCAGCTTGGGCGACAGTTTCGGGCTCGTGGGTCATAGGGTTCCTTTCCGTTGCCCTGTTATCCCCATTATGGATCAAGCGCGAGACCGCCCGCATTGTTTCCTGTGCCGGTCGGCATTACTGGTCGGCGACACCCCCCGCGCGAAGGGAAACCGCGATGTCCAAATCCGACGCTTTCGAAAACGCCCTGCTCAAGCTGATCCTGAACGGGTCGGGCATCGCCAACCTGGCGGACAATGCCGCCAACTCCCCGGCCGCGACCCTCTATCTGTCGCTCCATACGGCTGACCCCGGCGAAGCGGGCACGCAATCGACAAGTGAGGTCACATATACCGGCTATGCCCGCGCGGCCGTCCAGCGCTCGGCGACCGGCTGGACTGTCACGGGCAACGTGGCGAACCTTACCTCGGCGATCAGCTTCCCGGCCGGCACGGGCGGCAGCGGCACCGCTGGCTATTTCGGCGTCGGCACCGCCGCGAATGGCGCGGGCGTCCTCCTGTATAGCGGCCCCATCTCGCCGACGATCGCGACCGGCAACGGGGTCACGCCGCAGCTCGGCACCGGCACGACCATCACGGAGGACTGACCTTGGCCAATTACCGCAACCGCGTGTCCGTGGGCATAACCAGCGGCGGCACTGGAGCCCTTGGCCTGGGGTCCGCGATCCCCGGCTATCGAGCCCTCGCCGACGCCTATCCCGCCGCGACCACGGTTGCGGGGATCAGCTATGTCCTCACGGACGGCAACGCATTCGAGGTCGGGCTCGGCACCCTGAACAGCGACGGCTCATTCTCGCGCACGACGATCCTGCAATCGAGCAACGGCGGAGCCGCAATCACGGCGACAATTTCGGCGGTGCTGTCCGTGACCGCGATTGCCGAAGAACACATCGTCGACTGGCCCGCGTTGGTCGTCGCCAAGCGGACCACGGGCTCGTTTTATCAAAGCATTGCGTCCCGAGGCTTCAACTCAATCGAGCTGAATGAGGCTCCGTCAGTCGATACGGCGGGCACCTATGACACAGCCAATTCGCAATACGTCATCCCGCAAGATGGCATGTATGATTGCCAGGGAAGGGTTCGCCTGAAAGACGGCACCGCGTCCGGTCAGAGCCTGGGCATCGGCATTGACGTAGCCAACCAAGACAGCGCGAGCTTTTTTTGGACGAACACGACGCCGTCGACCGCCTCCG